AGAGTTTGATAGAACAGAATTATTACCAGTCGGTGGACCATAAAAGGAGTAGTATATGAGTCTTGAAGAAACAGAAGTTAACGTAGGCGGTGTAAAATTCAAAGGAGTTTATATCGCAATCATGGCATCAATCATTGGTACCATTAGTGGTGGTATCTGGGCAGTGTCAGAATTTTATTCACATGTGGGTGTCATTGATGATACCTTAGTTCAATTAGAAGAAACAGTAGGCGAGTTAAGTTCAGCTCAAAGGGTAGACTTTAAAGAATTAAGAGTAATCATTGAAGCTGAACAAATTAAACTTACTACGATTGAAACACGATTAGAAGACAACAATATAAGTCACCTACAAGGTAAGCTCGCTGAACTACAAACAATGCTTGATGGCATTGGTTCTCGTCAAGTTGAAGTACTTACTGAAGCAAAGGAATCAGAAGTAAAGGTAGCTGACTTAGAGAAAGACTGGATTGAAGTTCGTAACGAATATAAAGCCATGGCTGATGCTCTTAAGAAGTTTGAAGATCGTACAAATAAGTTTAAAACTGAATTAGATAATCTATGGGAAGGTTTAGACGCTGCAACAAATCCTTTAAATTAATAGTTTACATTCACTTAAAACTATGTTATAATAGATTATATGATTAGACAAAATACGATTAAAAATAGCATAAAGTGTAAAGGTATAGGTTTACATTCTGGCAACAGCGTAAACCTTACTCTACATCCCGCCCCTGGAAACGAAGGTATAGTTTTCTATAGAACAGACGTCACACCACATGAAAGAATTGCTGCTCATGGTAGCAATGTGGTTTCGACTGATCTCTCAACTACGATTGGTAATGGATCTAATAGACCAACCATATCGACTGTTGAACATCTGATGTCAGCCTTTAAAGGACTAGGTATTGATAACGCTTATGTTGAGGTTAATGGACCTGAAGTTCCAATCATGGACGGATCTGCTGCACCATTTGTATTCCTTATTCAATCAGCGGGTATATTAGAACAGTTAAAGTTTAAAAAATTAATTCGCATTAAGAAAACAATTACGATAAAGGATGGTGATAAGTTTATAAGAATAGAACCATACAATGGTTTTAAAATAGACTACAGTATAGATTTTGACCATCCTGTCTTTAAGGATAAACCTGCATTCATATCATTAGACTTTAAACACACCTCATATATTCAAGACATCTCGAGAGCCAGAACCTTTGGCTTCGTAGATCAAATAGAAGCACTCTTAAAGAAAGGATTGATCAAAGGTGGATCAACTAAGAATGCCATATTAATTGATGACTACCATATCGTTAATGAAGAAGGCCTACGATATACTGATGAGTTTGTACGACATAAGGCTTTGGATTGCTTAGGAGATGTAAGCATGTTTGGAGCTTCAATGCTAGGTAAGATCACAGCTCATAAGAGTGGTCATGATTTAAACAATCGGTTAGTAAGAGCTCTTAACTCAGATTATTCTGCATGGGAAATCGTACATAATGGCTATAAAGAGATCAGAGGTCCTCAGAGGGCCGTGGCTTCATTTGGCTGATCTATTGGTAGGTATACTCATATCTAGCTAATAAATGCATTAGAGATCACTCTAGAGCTTATATCAAAAAGTTATAAGAAATCATTTCTTATTCCAAAACAATCTAAATAAACCTTAAATAAAGGTTTACAACCACAGCTAGTTATGTTATAATAACTATATAAATTAATAAAGGAGTTAAAATGAGAAGAGCACGAACTAGACCGGTCACTGGTGCAAAAAGGCTCGCAAACGTGGTAATAATTAAAACCCCTCCTAAGAATGAAAATGTAAATATTAACAAAAATAACCCTTTACAAATACCAAAAAAAATGGTATAATATATCCATAAATTAATCAAACAGGATTCTTATTATGATTCTTAATATTACAGGTTCAACTAAAACTACTCGAGCAATGGTCACATCTACCGCAGCATTCGGTATGATCGAACTTGGCTTACGCTCATTAAGTAGCTTAAAGATTAATATCAAATTGATCAATATGCCAGAAGGTAATTATGGTTTATGTTCAGCAAACGATGAAGACGATAAACCATGGCAGCCAATGAGAAATTTTACCATTGATATTAACAAGAATATGGGCATCAGTATGATTGTTCGTACAGTACTTCATGAATTGGTACACGTTAAACAATTTGCTCGTGGTGAATTGGATAGTAAATATAAAGGTATGCGTTGGAAGACAGCTCACGTTACTGATGATGTAGATTATATGGATCTACCATGGGAAAAAGAAGCGTACAAATTGGAAGAGAAATTAGCAGCTAAATTTTGGAGAGAGAACTTAATATGAGTAGTTTAATATATAATGATTTTATCGCTGATCGAATTAAAAAAGCTTTGGTTAACGAGGCCGAAGCATCAATTGAAGATAACATTATACATGATGTGAAAGGTCCTCATTTAGATTTAGATGAAGACGAAGGTTATCTTTTGTCACTTAAGCGTACCATTAAAGTTATGGACGAAAACGGAAACACTTATAAAATCACTATTGAGCAGGACTTGGACTAAATTATGTTAGTATATAGAAAAAATATCATAAGCGGTAAAGTTAACACTATGTCTTTACCAGTAACACAAAAACAACTTGACATATACGAGAATACAAACGTTAATGTTCAAGATGTTTTCCCTGAGCTCGATGCAGATCAACGTGAGTTTCTCATCTCTGGCTTTATGCCTGGTGAATTTGAGCACCATGTTGATGGATTCGAATCTGAATTCGGACTTCTTACTGAAGACGAAACTTCTAATTATGTAAAAGGTGGCAGAAATGACTAAAGAAACTAAAAAGCAATATGAACATATCGACAACGTACCGTATTATGGCCATAAAAAAACTGAATCAAGGAAACGTCCAGTAAAAACGAATTATTTAGAATTCATGGCAGTTATCTCATCGTACGCAGCATCAGTTGCATTCCTAATCATATATGGAAAGCTTTCAGGAATGACTTTTGAGCATATGATGATCGCATGTATGTTTACCTTTCTTATGCAATTAAACGTGCAATTCTTAGGTACGGCTATTCGACATCAAAGAAGTAAAGATCGTTGGTCTAAATGGGATGGTTCTTAGAATCGTCTTTCTTATAACAAAATAGTCTAAAATAAACGTTTACAATATCATCTAGGTATGATATAATAGTTACTTAATTAATCGAGTTGAGAGTATATTATGCCTGTTTTAAGATTTCTGTTTCAATTTGCCATTATCATCGCTGTTGCTATATTAGCACTACAATACCTATAGGATTATATTATGCTTCACTTTACAGATTACATTTCGTTTAAAGTTGTCTTACCCGATCCCGAAAACACTGCATCTTATTACGCTGTCACTGTCAACGGTATTGATAGTAACTTCGAAGAAATTGATGAAGCTGCTGCGTTCATTTCTAGTCAAATGGTACCGCGTTGGAATGCAGAAGATATCAAAACAATATTATTAGCTAACATATAGGATTATATTATGACACACAAAGTTACTCTCATCACCAAAGCACAACGTTTGGCTCTTATCAAAAAATCACATAAGAAGGTTATTAAGAAGCAAAAGCTTCAAGATCGTATTGCTCTTAAAGATACTCGTGCACTCACTAAGTCTGTTAAAAAAGCAGGCCATCAAGCTCCTTCAAATCTTGATGCTTTCTCTGAAAAGAACATGTACTATACTGAAAAAGAAGTTGATACATTCATTAAAGCTTCTCCAATGTATGAAGCGTATCAAGCATCTCGAGATGATTACTCATGATGCATACAAATTCATTACGATATGATCATACAGGTCGTAAGCGTAAAACTAAAGCTTTAAACAAATGTAAGAAGCTTAAGCGTACCTTTAAAGAAATTGAAGTACGCTCAGTGCATCCTAACTACGAGGATCAGGTTCATTATAAGTCTGCTCCTCTCAAACCACCTACTCAAACTATGCAAGATGATTCTTATAAGAAAGAGATCTCATCAAAGTATACTGTTTCTATCGCTTATAATAAAGGTACTTATCAAGTAGTGCCTAATAGTGATATTAAACATATCGGAAAATAATTGTTTACAAATCTTTAAAAGTATGATATAATAGATTTATTATTATAGGAGAGACATATATGTCAGCAGAATTAGATAAGAAGCGAGCTAAAGGCCGAGGCAATAGAAATACTATTGATGGCCAATACCATGGTTCGATGCCAGTGTACGATGCAAAAACTACACCAACAGATCCAAAGATTTATTGGAACGAATGGAGTAATGCTGCAAATTGGTTTAACTATAAGTGTAAGCCAAAAGACTTTAAGTCATATGCAGTACGTTATGCTAAAGAATTCCTTAAAGTTTCTAAGGATGACTTAAAGAATCTTAAAAAGGTTTCTGATATTCGCTTTTTACCTATATCAAAACTTGTAGCAGTACACTTTACTGGATTTAATTATCGTAAAGCTGAACGTGAGTTGCTTAAGATTCATGTACAAGATTTAATTGAACAAGGTAAGTTAATCGTTGATAAAGTCGTTAAAGATGATAATATATCAAAGGTTGTAATATCGATTCAAGATCGTATGCGTACTAAAATGATGGAAACAATCTATAACGAATTTGATGAGACTGTGGTTGAAGGTTGGTTTGATAAAGACTTTAATACAAAGTTTGATGCTTATAATGCAATTAAACGCCATGACGTAAAAGGACCATCAGTAAAAATGTTTGCTGATAAGATCACAATATTATATACTGAACTTAATGATGCATACACTAAAGATTGTGAACAAGCAGTCGACGCGTATTCTCATTGGTCACGTCCTAATATTAAAAAGGCTATGAAACAATTAACTATAGTCTTAGATGATATTGAGAAAGCACAACTTGCAAATAAAGCTGTACGTAAGCCACGGGCTTCTAAACCTAAGGCATCAGACAAACAAGTGGCTAAGCTTAATTACCTTAAGGATGATAATGAAAGTAAGCTAGCGTCCATCAGCCCTATTCAAATCCCAGGTGCTAAGGTCTTATACATCTACAATGTTAAACAAAAGAAAATAACAGAGTTTATAACTGATCATGCTAATGGCTTTATGGTATCAGGGTCATCATTAAAGAACTTCGACGACAAATTAAGTAGATCATGTACGCTTCGTAAGCCTGATGATATACTACCACAAATTCTTAAGAAGACACAGAAGCAGATTGATAATGTCTTTAAGGGTCTCACCACGAAGGTCAGTGTACCAGCTGGCCGTATCAATAAGGATTGCATTATACTGAGGGTCATCAATTGAGTGAACTAAAAGACTATAAGATTATGACTAAGAAGAGATTTTCTTCAGCAGTCGAAATGTTAGTCGCAACAAAGAAACTAAGTTATATCGATGCTATTACACATATAGTTGAAGAACGTGGAATGGAATACAGTAACGTCAAACGGCTGTTATCCGATTCAATTAGACAGAAGCTAGAAGTAGAAGCATCAGAATTAAAATTAATTACAACAACACCCGGCAATAAACTACCATTATAGGAAAACACCATGAGCACAATTATTATTCCATCATCAGACGCAGATCGTAAAATCATCAAAGATGCAATGACTGAGTTATCTAACTCTATGGTTCGCATTGAGTCTGAAAAGAACTTCATCAAAGAAGCTATTGAAGAATTAAACGATAAGGTTGGTATCGATAAGAAGCATCTACGTAAGTTAGCTAACGTATACCATAAGCAAACTCTTGCTCAAGTCACTGGCGAAATGGAAGACTTGGAAGCATTATATGAATCATGTCTTAAGTAAGATGGATCCATTTGAGTCATACAAACTTTATAATGCACTCAAGCTTCATTTCGAAACAGACGGATATGATGCAGTAAAGTATCATTATAAAACTCGAGTTAATCCTCAGTCTTTCTTTAAACGGAGAGACAAGTATTTCTTTGCCAAGCTCGGTAAGAGTTATGGCAAAGATCTATTAAAGTATTATGTATCAAACTTTATACAGGACGTCAAGTATGTCGGTGATATGCTAGGCCTTGATGGAGAGACTAACTATAACGATATGGTTAAAGTCCATGAATCATTATCGTATAGGTTTAAAAGTGATATAAATATATTATCATCGATGGTCAACTCATTCGATGAAATGTTGGAGTGTAAGGATAACGAATACCCAGTAGTTATCAATGCATTCTTACAGCAAGAAATTTGTTTAGAAACTGTGGTCATACTAAATAAACTCACAAGGTTTATGGAGAAGGCAGATAAACAAATAACAGAGACAATCATGTGGCCTGATCTGTCTCGTAAAGTTCAGAAGTACGATCCATTTGTTTCGATTGACCGAGATAAGATGATAAAGATCGTAACAAAGTCCTTTACAAGTTAGTGATAATGTGTTATAATATACATTACATTATGAATAAAGTGGATAATTCAGAAAATACAAAACATACATTGGAGAAAACAATATGTCTTTAAGTAATTTAAAATCTAATCGTGGCTCGTCTATCGATAAACTCGTTCAAGCAGCGGAAGCTGTATCATCAAAAGCAGAAACAAAATCATACGGTGATGACCGTTTTTGGAAGCCTACACGTGATAAAGCTGGTAATGGCTATGCAGTAATTCGTTTCCTTCCACCCAAGGAAGGTGAAGATTTACCATGGGCTCGTTATTGGGATCATGGCTTTCAAGGACCAACCGGTATGTGGTATATCGAAAACTCATTAACTTCTATTGGCCAAGATGATCCTGTTGGAGAAGCAAATGCAATCCTATGGAATACTGGTCGAGATGAAGATAAAGCTCTTGCTCGCGAACGCAAACGTCGTTTACACTATGTGTCAAATGTGCTTGTTGTATCAGATCCATCTAATCCACAAAATGAAGGTAAGGTATTCCTTTATAAGTTTGGTAAGAAGATCTTCGACAAGATCATGGACGTGATGCAGCCTCAATTCCAAGATGAAGATCCAGTTAACCCTTACGATTTCTGGGAAGGTGCTGACTTTAAGATCAAGATTCGTAAAGTTGAAGGTTGGGTAAACTACGATAAGTCAGAGTTCGGTAATCAATCAGCTCTGTTTAACTCAGACGAAGAAAAGCTAGAAGAAGTATATGCTAAGGTTCATTCATTAGCAGACTTCACTAAGGCTGAAAACTATAAGACTTATGCTGAATTGAAAGCTAAGTTTAATAAGGTATTAGGTGTTGATGCTGGTCATGCGGCAGTAGCAGAACCTGCAGTAGCTCAGACATTAGCTGAACCAACATACACTGAAGCTCCTGCTGGTGCAGCACCAACTGCTGAAGCTGAAGATGATACCCTTAGTTACTTCGCTAAGTTAGCACAAGAATCATAGTATAATAATAAAGAGCGGTGTATACCGCCAGGCAACACGCTTAAGGAGTCCTTCGGGGCTCCTTTTTTTTATTAGCCATAAGCCAATTCAGTACTCGTTCCAAAACCTCTCTTACGACCAGAACGACCACTAACGACACTTGTATTTGAATTAGATCTACTTGAGTTATCAACATTAGTTATAGTAACTGGAGCAGCTGCTTGATTGAAGAATTGTCCTTCCATCTTATTATTCATAGAAGACATATCCAACTCATCACCACGATCATCAGCTGATACTTCAAGCTTATCAACCTTATCGGTAGCACTGCCGGTTGACATTACTTCAGCATACACTCGAGTATAAGCTTCACTAGGTGATTCTCCACCAGGTGCTGCGGCTTTAATAGCTGCAAATGCACCAGCCCCAAAAGCTTTAATGATAAGTTTTAATTGACTAAATCTTTCAACTAGATCATCAAATACTTGATTCATCTTATCTTGTATAGTGGAAAATAGATCAGTAAAACTAAAATCACTAAATATTTTAATAGCACCATTAACAAAACCAATAATGCCGTCTTGTATAGACGTAAAAAGATTTCTAAACATCGCAACAAAATCAAAATCAGGATCGTATTTTGTTTCTAATCCAAAGAGATCTGCCATAAATGTCATTGCCTTTTTAAGTAAATTAAAAGGAATACCAAATATTTGTGCAGGAAATTCAACTAAGCCGGCTTTAAATGCTTCGAATGCAGATCCAGTTTCATCGAATACACTTTTTACTTTTTGAAAGGTTTTTACAAGAGCTGCAATCGTTAGGGCTATGGCCGCGCCAATTAATATGGCAGGACCTAATCCAATACCAGCTGCAGCCATGGCAGCTTGAATACCCATCATGCCATTTTTAACTATACCAATAACCTTTACGATCTTACCAAAGTTAAGTGCTACGACTAAACCTAAAGCAAGAGATATATCTTTCCAGTTTTCTTTAAATAATTCTAATGCACCTTTAAAGTCACCTTCGAATAGTTTTGAAACAATATCAAACGCATCGATAATAACCGCTACAGTACGATCAATATATTCTTGTAGTTTAACCGGATTGAATATTGCTAATGCAACACCAGCTAGGCCTGCTAAGAAGCCAGCATTATCTTTAAATTTGCTAGCAAGGTTACCTATAGATCCTTTAATTCCTTCAAGTAACTTATTTTGTTTTTTGTTTGCCTTTTGAGCTTCCCTACGTTTTCTTTCTTGTTCTGCACTTGTAAGTACACTCTCTTGGTTTTTTGTTTCTAAGTCAATTTGTTTTTGATCACCAGAAGCTATAGCAGTTTTTAATCTTTCAGATGTTTCTGCAAAAGATTTTTGTATAGATAATGCATTAGTCTTACCTAGCTTATCCTTACGATCTGTGTCAGCTACTAATTGACTGAGTAAGTCATTTCTTTCAGTATCAGTTTTTTTACTTTGCTGTTCTTTATTCTGCTCTTTAATTGCAGCGGCGAGCTGTGCAATACCCTGAGCATCCTTTCCACCAAACCCTGATTCCAATTGCTTATCAGACAATTTGCTGGGGTCAAATTCTTTCTTTTTCTTTTTTGGATCTGGTTTCATCTTAGCCATAACTTATACCTATTTCTTTTTAAGAGCTTGTGTACCAAAGAACGCAGCGACGATACCGGCAACAGCAACAAAATATGTTGGTGCCATATCACCCAGTGTTTCCTGAGCTTGGTCTAGACCTGCTAGAGATGCAAGGACAACAGCAAAGGGATATAAGAGTAATCCACCTAAAGCAAACCATGTCATGTTGCGTTGAGCATCACGCATAGCATCTGCATCTTCGAGTTCTTTTCGTTTAAACTCAAGATACATTGCTTCCTCTTCGCTAGATACCTTACCATCACCGTTAGTATCTGCGGGGTGGAATACTTTATCTTCTGACATAATTATTTCCTATTTTGTTGTTGCTTAAGTCGTTCGTTTTCTTCTTTAATATGTTCCTGTAATAATGTAGTATAGATCTCACGTTCCCACGGCACCATGTTATCTAACTCTGTTAAACTATATCCATGGTGCTGCATCATCGCAAAGTTTGTCTTATAATGGTTATATAAGCTATCGTGAGAGAGGCTTAACCAAAAAAACTTTGTAAGCCACTTAACACAATTTTATTATCATGACCACATTCTTCGCACTTATATTCTAATTCATATTTAAGTGCTGGGATAGTTTCAAAGTATGATGTCAATTTAGTAAACTGATCACTATTCAATGAATCAATAAAATCCTTTAATTCTTCTCTTTTCGAATCACTTGCTAGATAAACATTATCAGCATCATAGATTGATTCAATACAATCAATTAATACTTCCATAATACCAGCAAGTGATTCTAATTTATCCGATTGATGTTTTCCAATATCTCCAACCTTAGGATACGATAGTGTTAAACCGACATCAGCCGTTAACTTAATAGTTGTATTACCACTATCCATAACTGGCGTTTTAATATCGTCAAAGCGAATCAATTCTTTATGTTCATGATCGCACTCTTCACACTTAGCTTTTACTTCGGTAGATTCACCAACCGATTTAGATCTAAGCTTTAAGAATAATGCTTCTAAATCAAACATCGTTAATTGATTGATATTTAGATCATCATACACACAGCTACTAATTACGTCTTTAATAGCTCCTAAAATTTGTTGTTGATCTTGTGATTCCATTGCAATCATTAAGATCTTTTCTTCTTTTACTAAGTAAGGTCTATACTCTACTTCCTTTCCTAGTGATGGTACAATTGTCTTATACTTCGCAGCATTCAATACTGGTAACGCCATAATAAACTCCTATAATATTAAAATAATGATCTAAATGTTTCTAATCCACTTGTTAATTTACTTGGTAATTTAATGTCAAATGGTAAATTTGGTATTGCTGATATTGCTTGTGATATTTTCGACTGTACAAAATTCTCTGGTATATATCGATCATAAGCAAATGTTACACTTATTTTTTGCAATGAATTCTCTGATGAGTTATTTAATTCAATTGCTGCTATACTAATTGGATAAGCATTTAATAATCTTATTCCGTATACATTTTTATCGAAATCATTTAGTTGCTGAATAACGATATCTGTTTGATAATTTGCTTTATATCCTAATTGATAATTTTCTGTATCTACAATTGATGACATCCATGTTTCGAACATATCTTTCATATAATAATCATTCGTAAGATAGAAGGTCATTGTAACGTCGTCATCAATAAAACCATTAGGTATCTTTAAAGTTTCTCTTTCAGCTGATATATCCAATGTATTAAAACTACGACCAGGCATCTGAGTCGACTCACATAAGAATGCAATATCTCTAGGATCTGATATAAGACTCTTTGCATTAAATGAGCTGCCATCTAATAAACGACCAATGATATCAAATGGATCTAAGTTTAAAAGACTCTGTGATGGCGGAGTAAAGATCGTAAGAAAGCGATTAGTCTTTGCTAAGCCACCTCTTTTACCAACTATAGATTTTAAGTTATCAATTGACATATATCTTATCCATTGTATTGTTTGCGAGAATATCTCCAAACAGTTTCTTTTTTAACTTTAGCAAATTGTTCTACTGGTAAGAATATTGCTATTTCCCATTCACTCATAGGAACTCTTACTGGTTGACCTTTCACTTGACTATTTAAATAATGCTTAAAGCAAGGTTGAAATTCTTTAAACTTTTTAGTCGATTGTAGTAAATCATATCGTAATTTTAATCGACTCTTATCTGTTACGTTTTTAGGTGCAGTCTTCATTAACTCGTCTAAGAATCTAGCTCTTACTCCTGGCGCCAAGTAATGTAGATTCAAACCATAGAATCCACCAGGAGCTGGTTCAACTACTATGACCATAGGAAACTTATCATAGTATGGTAATGTCTTCTTATGCTTAGGATCATAGAAGTACATGTACATGCTACCAGAGATCTCTTTCGATGATGGATCTAATGCGTCATCCTTTAAAAGTTTACGAGGATTCACATCACCTAGTTCATTAACCTTTTTACGGAACCAATTCTTAGACTGTTTAGTCCTTGCTTGGATTCCAGCTCTTTGAGCGTTTGCTTGTAGTGTATCAAATAGACTTGCCATATCTTTATTTATATCAATTAGTCCTTTACATTTGAGTGAAAGTATGTTATAATAATATAGTTACCCGGTGAGGCAGAGGTATACTATTTTTTCTTAATGGTTGATTTCTTTTTAACAGGAGTCTTCTTTTTAGTTGTTGACTTCTTTTTCTTAATAGGAGCTCCAACTATTTTAATACCCTTAGCCTTTAATGTATGTTCAGTCCATATCTCAAAGGTCCAACCACGATCTTCTGCATAATCCCTAGCAGCTTCCCATTTATCAGTATTCTTTATATATGTTGTGACTTCAGTGATGTACTTCTTTGTCTGTCTTGATGGTTGTTTAGGTGGTTTAGTTTCTTTGTCTGGCTTGATCTCAACAAGTATGACATGACCTGATTCCATCTTAATAAGCAGATCAACATAATACCTATGCATCTTCTTATCAACCTTCCATCTATATGGTACAACCACCTCTTCCGAATTCCAAGCAATAACTTGTGAATTAGCTTCGCACCATTTAAAGCAAGACTTCTCCCATAATGATCTGTATGTTATTTTAGACGGATCTCCGACATACTTCTCTGGTTTTTTTATTTTGTATTTGCCTGAATAAGCCATATAAATAAAGGTATAGTAGTTAATGTATGTATTATTTATAGGGTAAATTCTATGTCTAAAATTTATGTCTTTCCAGAAGCTTTAAGAGAAAAAGCAAATATAGGAACTGGCTTTCCATTTGTTTCTTTCGAATTTGTTAAAAGAGCATTGCCAGAAAACGCTGCAATATATTTATATTTGCCACAAGGCTTTTCTGTACCAGATTCTGCATCTTATGGTTCGGTTGATCTAGGGCTAGTTGGAAGTGGTGCTGGTGGAGCATTGTCTAAAGGTGAAAAAGAAGCAGTAGCCACAGAAGCTGTAGGTAAAATATTAAATGAAGTTGGAGCAGCCACGGTATTTACTCAACAAAAGATAAAAGCCGGTGAAGCACTTAACCCTAATACCGTACTACAGTTTGATAACGTTTCTGTTAGGACATTTAATTTTACATTTAAACTTGTTGCAGAATCACAAAAAGAAGCACAGTCTGCTTTGTTAATAGAAAATATGTTTAGAGCAGCTTTATATCCTGAAGTGAAGAATAGATTATATTTAGAATACCCTCCAACGTTTAATATTAAATTCTACCATGGTGGTAAAGAAAACATTTACATGCCACAGATCATGGAATCATATTTAGCGAGTATGAATACTGTATATAATGCATCGTCTAATATGTATCATGCTGATGGTTCTCCGTCTGAAATAGATGTTACATTAACGTTCACTGAGACGAAAGCTCTTACTAGAGAAGTGTTATATCCTAATGGAAACGCTATCAATAATCAAACAAACGATGCCTCATTTGGTCTTGATTCTATTGAACAAAAAATTAAAGATAAAATTTCATCTATTAGAGATATATTTTAGGAGTATATGTAATGTCATTTTTTAGTCAATTTCCAAAGGTATCGTATGACTTTAATCGTAGTGGTACTATTCAACAAATGGTTAATATATTTAGATCTGTTAGATCGAGAACAACATTATTAAATAGAAGTACTCTATATAAAAATTATGTTATTCAAGATGGTATGAGACCAGATATTATATCAGAAAAACTATACGGTACTCCAGATTATTACTGGACATTTTTTATTATTAATGATTTCCTACATGATGGGTTACAGACTTGGCCTATGTCTGAACTGGCATTACAAGAATATATGACAAAACATTATTCTGGTAAAGCAATGATTTTTACTCCTGGAGCGGTATTAGAAGCAAATGGTGAGCAGTATACTAGTAATTCAATTGCAGGTAAATTAGAGTTAGGTGCTTTAGTGTATGGTATTAAATCTGGTGCTATCGGCAGAATAAAAAGAAAAGATATTGATTTAAACTTAATTGTAGTAGAAAATATTGTTAATGGTGTCGAAGGAAAAAATCCACAGACTGGGCAGACTGATACATCTATAGATGGTGGAGCGTTTCAGGAAAAAGAATATATACAATCGGTATATACCGATGAAGTTGGTATTAAAGTAGAGCTTTCTACTGATGACTTTAATTCGTTATCTCCTGATATCATATATGATTATGCTGAGGCTCCATCGTTTTATTATATCGATGGTGATATCGAAAAGAGAGCTGTCACTTCACCAACAGGTATATCAACACAAGCTAGTCAAACAACTCCAGTATATTCTGAAGTACAATGGAGTTCTGACTTACAAGGGCAGTTAACAAATCCACCATATGATCCAACCTTATTAAACCAAACACAGCTATCTAATGATGATCTGGTTATACATACTAACACATCATCAGTAAAGCCTTTGATTTATAGTGGAGGTTATCAGATAACCGCTGATGATTCACCCGGTCAAATTGTATTTCAATCTAATCGTGAACATATCATCTCCCAGAACGAAAAACACTCGTATATCCGAGTAATTAATCCGAATTCAATTACTGAATTTGTTGAAGAATTTGAGAATTTAATCAATGCCTAGATCTTCGAAAACATCGAGTACTAAAGCATCATCTCCAGCTTCATATGATATTCATAGCTTAAAGCTTATAATGAATGATGGTTCTACTATAGACATAAAGACTCTTGTCTCTGAAGTCATTATAAACGAAAGTTTGTTTAACCAATCAATACAAGTTGATCTTAAAGTTGTCGACGGTTTTGATTTGTTTCAAAAATCACATATGTCTGGTGGTGAGAAAGTAAAAATAAAAATTCGAAGGAAAGATAATAGTAAAACTACTAGTGAAAAAATATTTGATCTTGAAGTGTATATCGCAGAAATCTTAGATCATTCTAAGCCTAAAGCAAGTATACAGTATTATAAGCTTATATGCTTAAGTTCACATGCCTTTATTGATCGAATGAAAAAACTTAATCGGTCTTTTACTGGTAATATTAATGCGCTTATAAGAGACATATGTAAAAATGATTTAGGTGTAAAGTCTGTAGATTTCTCTAATAAAAACCTTGCATCGATTAAAGGTATATATCCTAATTTAAACCCGTTGCAAGCAGTCACATGGTTACTTAGAAATTCATCTGATGAATCAACACCATTTTTTTTCTATGAAACAATTAATGATGGATTGCAGTTTAATTCATATAAAGAGTTACTTGAAACTGAAGTGTATAAGACATATAATAACACACCATATTATGTAAATGAGGTTGACACACCAGAATACTTTGATGAAGCTTCTAAAAAGATACTTGAAATGAATTCTGAATTAGACATGTCTAAGTATCAACAGATAAGTAACGGTGCTTATGCTGCATCTACATACTGTATAGATATATCCAATAAAGAATATATAACATCAAAATTTAATCGTTCTAATAATGAACTGATGCAATTGAATAAACATAATTCTCTTTCAAATAAAATATCGTTTGATGATTCTATTGTAAGTGAAAATTATGCTTCAAAAGAATTTTTTATATCTACTAATGCTAATTCATTTGGAACTGAAGTTAATTATCATGGTACGATTAAAGATAATCTTACAAAGAAAAATTCATATTTTCAAAACTTAAAGTTTATGGGATTAGATATAGTTATATACGGAGACTTTGATTTAAGTCCTGGTAAAATTATCGAACTAACCATACCAAAGAGTACTGATGTAAATATACTAAAGGCTGAAGGCAGAGACGCAATGAAAGATAAACTTCTTTCTGGGAAATATGTTGTATCATCTATTGCTCATGTGTTTGATGGCAATGAATATAAATGTGATATCGGTTTACAGAAAGATAGTTTACTATATGATTTAGATTCAAAAATAACAATTGGTAATTAATATGAATAGAAATAGTGATAGCTTTATCGGTGGTAGCTTTACTTGGTTCACGGGAGTGGTCGAAGATCGATTTGATCCTGAAGAATTAAATAGAGTTCGTGTTCGTTGTTTTGGTTACCATACTGAAGATAAAAGTGCTATCGATACTGAAGATCTACCATGGGCTACAGTCATGATGCCTACTACAGCTTCTGGTACTTCAGGGGTTGGTGATACGCCTCATGGATTGATGGAAGGTTCCTGGGTTGTTGGATTCTTTAGAGACGGACCATCTGCTCAAGACCCTATTATTATGGGTTCGGTTGCATCTAAGAATAGTCCACGTTCTAAAGATCTTGGATTCACTGGTGCCAATTATCCTACTGGTGATTATGCTGAAGAGTCAGACGTTAATTACGCAGCAAGGCAAACTAAATATACAACAAGTAATGCATTACAACAAAGAGAATTAGGATCAGCAGCAGTTACTTCAATACAAACTGCGTCACCACCTAAGGTCTCAACTGTTGCAACAGATAAAGCTGAATCATATTATACTGAATCACCATTTGAAGTAATGCCTCCATTAGGTGATGATAGAGTTGGTGGTGCACACGTACCAGATTATCCATATAATAAAGTAAATGAATCAGAGTGTGGTCACGTAGCAGAAGTTGATTGTACTCCTGGATTTGAACGTACGCATCGATCACATACTTCAGGTACATATGAAGAGATATACGCAGATGGTACAAGGTCAATAAAAATAACAGGTGAAGACTACGAAGTAGTTGTATCAAATAAAAATGTTCATATTCGTGGTAATTGTAATATGACTATTGATGGAAATTTAAGACAATTAGTCTATGGTAACTATCACCTTGAAGTAGAAAAAGATATGACAATGGATATCAAGGGTTCGTTGCAACAAAAGATTGGTGCTAACCATGAGACTGAGGTTGTACTTGGTCGTAGTACAAATATTGGTACTGATGATAGTTTAACAGTGATGAATAACTCTACATCAAATATAATTGCAGACAAACTTGTTACAGTAGGCGGCAACTCGTCACACACGGTAACAGGTAACTGTGGGATAACATCACTTGCAAATTTAAACTTATTTAATGCTGAGAAATTCAGTCATACATCGTTAAATAACTTTGCATTAACTATTGATGGTGCTCAATTGATTGGTGTTACTGGTACTCAAGTAACAGATATTACTGGTTCACAAACAACAACAGCAGCGTCAATGGATATCAATGGTGGTAGTGGAATTGATATGGATGCATCAACGATTAATCTGAACTAAGGAGTCAATATGCCAGGAGTCACAAGATTGGGAGATGGTCATATAGGGCATGCTAGTCCTACGCCTAATCCATTTCATAAAACTAGTTATGCTGGTGGTTCTTCTAACGTGTTTGTTAATGGTAAAAATGTAATACGAGCTAATCAAGATTCTACTGGATGCGGAGATCCAGCAACGGCAGGATCAAGTACAGTTTTTGTTAACGGTAAACCAGTTCATCGAATAGGTGATGCTACCGGTGGTCATGGTAGTTGGGTTCCAAATGCATCGGGCCAAGGTTCATCAAATGTTATTGCAGGCGGATAGGAGTAGGTTATGAGTACATGTGGTGATAATGTAAATTTAGATAAACTAAAAGAATTACAAGGCGGTCTTGACTCTAAGTTACAAGGTGGCAAAGATCAACTTGCTTCTCTCAAGACTGACATGACTGCAATGAAAGCTGAAGCCGAATCGTTTAAGCCTACTATACCTACAAAGGAAAGTTTTCAACAAGAGTTACAGGATCTTGCTGCACAAAATGAAAATGTAATTGCGTTCGAAGCAAAGAAAGCTCTACTAAAAAGCAAGTATACAAGTGCCGAAGCAGACTTTGATGCAACATTAGAAAAATTAGGAATGAGCACTTTCCCTCCTACTCAAGCTGATATAAATACTATATGTGCAAACGCAGCAAATGTTGTATTAGATGAAGCTGGTAATGCTATTGTAGAACCTGAACCACCTAAGGTTGCTGATGTTGTACCACCCCCGCCTGTTCCTAAAGCTGTATATGTTCCTGACGTTGAAGAGATTAATAAAGATCTGATTAAATTTGCTTCTAGAATGACTTTTAATAGAATAAAATTTCTTACCGATAGATTGTTTGCCTTTGGACAAAAGAAAAGAAAGCAAGAATATTATGAGCTTTCAGGGCCTGAAGTATGGATATATACATTTGAATCTGGTGGAGCAAATATTGATGAAGTAAAAAAGTTTAACTATACTGTTGCAGACTTAAGATCACGACAAGCGGCTTTAAAACAAAAACGTCCTACAAATGCAGAAACTGACGCTTATGATTTCCAAGCACAAGGTAAATTAATAGAAGAAAACTATAATAAATATAAAGCTGAATATTCCTCGTATGCAAATGCTGGACCATTCGCACAAGCTTGTACAGAATATGTCGCTAGATATAAGAAAAAGAATGGAATCACATAATGGCTAATCCAAACTATGCATTATTACTTGCACAAATTGCAGCAGAGACAGATTCAACTGCTAAGCAAGCTTTAATAGATCAGTGTTATGTTTTTACTGAAGATCTTACTACGACTGAAAAAGAATTATTTAATTATGTCACATCGGATTATATGACCGATAATCCGGGAACTACAACATCATACGTTGGTATATACTATGGAGAAGATGGAATAATACAATGACTATTACTAAAAGAGCTACAAAAGGTAGTGCACTCACATATAACGAAATGGATGAAAATCTTCGTGATCTATATGAAGACACTGGAATACACAGAGTTTTAACAAACGGATCTGGAGCCAATGAGCAAGTCCATGGTGATGTGATAGGTATCATCGGGGGTGCATTAGCTAATGCTAATAATCCAACATCAAGGTTCGGGCCGATTGTCGATATATACAGAGATGTTGACAGGGCAGACGAGATCAACAATACTAACGCGCTAGGAGCTATTGCATTTTCTGGTCGTAATGAAGACGACGTAAAAGTTAGTTACGCATCAGTTCACGCGAATATAGGCAGCACTGCTGATGATGGAGAGCATAGTGCTAATCGTCTTGTATTTTCAGTTGCAGATGGTACTGCCGGAGCAGCTTTTGATAGTTATCTAAATGATAGCTTTAATGTTGGTCATACTGCAGTAATAAACGCAAGTGCCGATTCATTGCAAACTACTGGTAAGTTTGCAACAGATGCTGCTGAAATTCAACTTGGTGATTCAGCTCACCAAAGTATCCACGCGACTGTGATGAATTCGGGAAACAGACCTAACGCTGATTTTTATTTGCCAACTACTGACGCTGCTAAAGTTTTAAGTATCGGTGGCATGGGACCGAACTCATCTTTTGCCTTTACTACTGCGAATAAAACTACTATACAAATGCTTCAATATCGTGGGCAGCATATGATTAAAGCTTTTTCAGCAGCATCTGTTGAATTTGATTTACCAATAGTCCAAAATAATAGTACTTTAAGTACAACAACAGCAGGTGTTGGTGATGTGTGGCAAATTAGTCACGCTGGCAACACAGGAACTACTATAACATTAGACAGAGATGGTAGTGGTACAGCTCAGGATGTATATTGGGTAAATGGTTCTAACTTAGTTCAATTTACAAATAACCCTACAATAGCTTTTGGTGGTTCGCTTATGTTACAAGCAGTATACGCAGGGACATATATGATATTCAACGCAACGGGGTTAACAGATGCTTAATATAGAAGAATTAATAGCAAGTGGTGATGTGGGTGCAGCTTTAGCGGCGGCCGCCGAAGACAAATGGGGTAAGCTACGCAGACTAAGAAAGGAGCTATTAAATGATAGTGATCGTACTCAGTTAGCTGATGCTCCTCTTACAGATACAAAGAAAGCTGAATGGGCTACATATAGACAAGCACTACGTGATATGCCGATAACAAACGAATCTGCAACTTCATACGAAGACATTGTATGGCCAACTAAACCATCATAGTTAATATATGAAAAATACAATAACTGCATAGGAAATTTATATAAATAACTATTATGGCTAATTATTCAAATACATCAGGAACAGGTACTTCAATATTATACAGTGATGGATCTGCTGTCAATGGTACTGAAGTTAATAGATACTCTGATTTAAATTTACAGATGATACCGCATCCTCAAAAAAGAGATATAGTTCCACTAAAGGGCGAATTGGCTGTTAAGAATGCAGTAAAAAACTTATTGCTTACTAACTTTTTCGAACGGCCATTTAACTCTACATTAGGTGCTAATCTAAGAGGTTTATTATTTGAACCAGCTGATGCTATCACAAAGCTAGCATTAGAGAATGGTATCAAAAACGTTTTAAATAATCATGAGCCAAGAATAGACAATGTTAATGTGCTAGTTCAAACTGCTCAAAATGAAACTGAGTATAGAGTGAATGTAATATTTAGTATAAAGGCAACTGATTCTGTAGAAGAAGTAGAAATCAATTTAATACGATTAAGGTAAAATACCATGGCGTCAAATTTAAATGTCACAGAGCTTGATTTCGATCAAATAAAAGAAAACATAAAAAGCTTTATGAAATCACAATCACAATTTAACGATTATGATTTTGAAGGTTCAGGCTTAAATGTATTAATGGATGTGCTTGCATATAATACGCATTATAACGCGATGATTGCTCATTTTGCTTTAAACGAATCATTCTTAGATTCAGCTCAAATACGAGGTAATGTTGTATCAAGAGCAAGTCTATTAGGTTATGTTCCACGATCGGTACTAGCACCTAGAGCAACGATACAGCTCGTAGTAGACGTGTCTGGATTCCTAGGTGTTATACCTACGTCTTTAGTTATAGAGCGTGGAACTAAATTTAATACTCTTGTGGATAATGTCTCGTATACCTTTTCGGCATTACAATCTCAAACTGCAATTTTAGTTACAAACGGAAATGTTAAAAGTTTTACCTTTACTGACATCCCTATTGCACAAGGTGTATTTAGATTTTTATCTTATAGAGTTGATAATGATATAGAAAACCAAAAGTTTCAAGTTTCAGATTCGAATGCTGATACTACATCATTACGAGTACGTATACAACAAAACCAAGAAGCTAATTTATATGATTCATATTCACAGTTTACTACATTACAAGAAATAGATTCATCAAGTCAAGTATATCACTTACAAGAAAATTCAAGTGGCTACTATCAAATATTCTTTGGTGATGGTATTATTGGTAAGAAGCCAGTGAATGATAATATTGTTACAATAGACTACTTAGTAACTGATGGTGAAGCTGCCAATGGTGCAAATACATTTACTTTGTCGACAGACTTTCCTACTCTTCCTTCTGGTGATATTACAACTGTTACTACTACGATTACTTCGGCTAATGGTGGTACACAACCAGAAACAACAGAGTCAATTAGATATAATGCACCTATTACTTTCCAAGCACAGGATAGAGCTGTAACATCTCAGGACTATGCTGCAATCATTCAAAGAAACTTTGCAAACATAGAATCAATATCTACTTGGGGTGGTGAAGATCAACTTATACCAGATTATGGTAAAGCTTATGTAAGCATTAAACCTCTTATCGGTGATGCACTTACTACAGCTGAAAAGAATGAAATCGTTGGTATTCTTACAAATAAAAATATTGTTTCGATTAAGCCGGAAATTTTAGATCCTGAGTTTACTAATATTGAATTAGATGTAATCTTTAAATATAATCCAGCTCTTACGAGTAGGTCACAGTCTGCTTTAGAATCATTAGTAAAAGATACTATATTAGATTATAACTTTAATCAGTTAAATAAATTTGATGGTGTGTTTAGACACTCGGAGCTTTTAACGTTAGTTGATAATTCTGATCCTGCTATTACGAGTTCGACAATCAGACCGTTTATGTTTAAGAATATTACTCCATCGACTGTTAAGACCGAGAATTCTTTTACATTAACTTATGTGAATTCATTCTTTATTAAAAAAGGTGTTGAGTATAGCATATCAAGTACACCATTTAAAATTGGTGGTGTAGATCACTTCTTTGGTGATACTGAAATATTTGATTCCGTTAACAGAACTGTTATGATCTTTAAGGTAGCAGATGGAGTTAATCAAATTGTAATCCCTGACGCTGGATTAATCAATGTGACTACGGGTGTAATTACATTAAATAATTTTGCAACAGACGATACTACTGCTATTCGAGTTACTATTGTTCCTAATTCATTGGATTTGGCGCCTAAACGAAATCAGATTATTAATATAGAAGCTTCACAAATTCTATCATCAGGTTCAATTGACAAGATCGCTTACTCAGGCCCGTCTGGCGCAATTGACTATACAACTACAAGCAGAATGAGATAACTATGGCAGTTAAAAGTTTAAAGAATTTAAATTCATTTTCTCGTGGTTACATAGAAGGCACGAGCAATAAAATCGATTTTAGCACAACACTAACTGGTATTGTTGCAACTGCTGGTGTCGTAAATAGTACTACTATATTATTTACTACAAACTTGACTATTAATGCTGGAGAACACAACGAAATTTCTCCTACAGTTGGACAAGTACTTTCAGGTCCAGGTGTAGTTGGTATACCAAAAGTTATTGATTCAAGTACTACTGCTGACGCTGACAGTGTTACTTCAATATTAGTAGACATTCCACAGACAATTGGCCCTGGAGTTCGTTTAACTGTAAGTAATACAAACTCTGGAATAAATGAATACGAATTAGCAGGTAGCACATTATCTAGATCTAAAGAAGATGTTAGACTAGAGCATTTAGTTCCAGGTGAGCTTTTAAATTATGCCACGGATTCGAATTATAATAATAACTCTTCAGGTGGTATAAAATCTTTCCTTGATTCATATTATCAATTTATGAACACTGAAGAATTCTTATTTAGATCGATTGAAACATTTGAAGATGTAGTAATTAATAATATTTCTACCATACGTATACCAGATCCAGATCAAAAGAATAATAAATTTTTTAGTTTAGAAGGTGCACGAGCTTCACAGTTTTATGATGATCATGGTAATGTATTAACGGTAGGTGATAATAATGTTGATTTCGATATTAATTTCTATGATATCAACATATATAACGCAGATAATATACCAGATGACTATGGATTAGAATTTGATTCTGGTAAAACTGTATCTATTACTAATTTGCCTTCTCGACTGAATAATAGAAAGATCAAGATGATTACTTCTATTCAGAATTATGTAGGTGCTAATCCTTCGTTTAGATTAAATACAATAGAAGACTCTTTAAACATCAATGAGACTGAAGAAGAGTTTCTAAATATGATGCAGAAAGAAATTGCTCCTGCTGTAGATCAAAATGTTAAAGTTAATAGAAGAGCTCTATATCAAAGACTAATAGATTTTTATAAGATCCGTGGATCTAAAGATTCGATTGATACATTTTTTAAATTATTCTTCCAAGATGAAGAAATAGCAGTTGAATTTCCATGGGATTCAACACTCAAAACTTCAATGGGTAACTGGGATAATCAATCATTAGTTGCTGCTAACTATACTAAACAAGTTAATAATGTTGTTGCGGGTGACCCAGAATCGGCTGACTTATACGGTACTTCTGTATCACTTGACGCTGTACGTAATACACTAGCCGTTGGTGCACCGGGTGAAACTGATGCTAGAGGTGCAGTATATATCCATACGACAACGACTGACGGGGTAAGTTGGACACAGCAAGCTAAAATCGTAAGTGCAACTGCAGCTGATAGCGATGACTTCGGATCAGTTGTTTCTTTATCTGGTGACATAGTAGCAATATCTGCTCCTGATGATACCGCATATACTGGTGGTACTGCTGCTAATAGTGGTAGTGTAGAAATCTGGGAAAGAGTTCTTACTGCTGCACCTTCAACATTTACTTGGCAACATAGAGCAACTCTTTTAGGTGCAGCGGCTAGCTTAAACTTTGGTACTGATATATCTTTAGACGGAAATACCGTTGCAATAACAGTTCCTGGTTATGATAATGGCGCTGACAAATCGAACGGTGCAATATTAGTTTATAAAGGTTTAGGTACAGACTGGACATTATCTCAAACAATTATTACACCACAGCAATTAAGTCAAACTGGTGTTAATGGATGGGGTACTAAGGTAGTATTAAGAGGTGATTATCTGGTTGCTTCATGGACAGCATATGATAATAATAAAGGTTCTGTTAGTGTCTTCCATAAAAATGATTCAACTGGTTTATATAATAGTGTACCAGAATTTGTTTTAAGTCCTTCAGAATTATCAAACGATGATTTATTTGGTGCTGCTATTGATATCGATATAAGTGGTACAACTCTGCCAACTATAGTTGTTACTGCAACAGGATCACGAACTGTATATATTTATGACAGAGAAACAATTAATAATGTGGTTCAATGGGTCAACATAACATCATTTAAACCTACAACTGGTCAAACTGATGATTTATTTGGTACAACTGCAAAGATCTATAATCATAATGTTTTAATAGGTGCACCAAATTCCAATGGTGAAGGCGTTACCACTATCGCTAATTCTGGATTAGTATATCATTTCGAAAATGGCGATCAATGGGTTGAAAAAGGAGTATACAAAGAAACTCCAGTTGCTGGTAATAAATTCGGTTCGGTTATTGATATATCACGTAATAGCAAATACTATTTACTTGTTGGTACTCCATCTTCGACTAATGGTCATGTAGTTAATTTTATTAGATCATCACAGGCTGGTAAATACTTAAATAACGAAGGGTTTGTATCTGATAAACAAAAGCTTCAAGATTCAGAATTTTATCAAAAGTTTTCTTATATAATTAAAGCTGGTCGTAATATATCACAGTGGGAAAATCTATATAATAAATTAGTGCATCCAGCTGGATTTAAATACTTTGGTGAGATCTTAATTGTTATTAAAGCAGTAAGAGATAGCTTAGGTGATGGTGCTACTGAAACTGATGGTCCTAATACAACTGTTCTTGAAAAATCAGTAGATGTATTTGGTAATGAAATAACAATTGAACGACCAGTTAATGTCTATCCAGCATTGTTTGCTCTAAGAAAAACAATGTCATCGATGCCTGGAATTCAGCCTGGTCTTACTCGTGATGATATCGGAATACTTATCAAAATGTTCGCATCGGTATTCGGTCCTATTGGTATAGCTAGACCGAATAGAAGTGCTAGACTAAGTATTACATATCTATCGCCAGGTGGTGGAATAAGATCATCTGGTGTATCGATAGTGCAATCTGGTGCCGGATATAACATAGCACCTACAGTAAGTTCGAGTGGAGGAAGTAATGCAGTTATAGAAACTGAGATCGACGAATTTGGTGAGGTTATTAATGTAGTCGTAAAAGGCGGTCATCCAGTTGGTGTCCAACCAGCAGACAAGCCGGCGGCATTTTCATTCGACGGAACAACAGATAGTAACCGTGACGCAGATACAACTAAAACTGGTATCAGTACAACAACAGGTGGAAGTGGTAGTAATGGAGTCGTTAGTATTGTCATTGCGGCTGATAAAACAATCACAAGTGTAACTGGTACAACTGCAGGTACAGGTTATAAAGTAGGTGATGTAATTACAGTAGATGGTAATGCATTAGGTAGCGGTGCTAATAATTTATTATTAACTGTAAATGAAGTATTTAGTGGTACAGGCTATAGTGCAAACTCTGCTCTTACTGTCCAACCTTTAAGCGCTGTTGCAAATAGTGGTGTTGAAACTGCAATCGGTAAAGTTACTGATCTAACTCCTATCACATTAGCAAGTAATCCATTAACAGCAAATATATTCTATAAGATTACAGATCTTGGTGATGCTACTAATGATAACTTTAATACAATATCTACATCTGCTTATGACAGAACATTCTGGAAAGTAGGTGATATATTCCAAGCAGCAACTACTGGAAGTTCTCTAACAACAACAGCAAAGTTAGTGTTAGCTCCTATAGGTTTAGACTTTACACCTTTTGCAAATAAGAGATTCTTATTGCCACCAGAGATAATTATCGCAGAGCCTGATGCTATTGATAGTTTAGGTAAGCCTCTTACAAGCAATATTACGGCACAAGCTAATTTTACATTATCTAATCAAATATCAGTAAATGATACATCCATGTTAGTTGTAGGTGCTAGGTATGTTATATCAGATAAAGGTAATGCTACTGATGCTGATTTTAATATCTTGGCGTTTAAACAGAAAACATTAAATCCAATAGAATCGGTTGATACAATTGCCATGACTCATGCATCAACTGGTGCACACGCTGGAACGTATATTGTAAAAGATGGTGATGGATTTGCAACTGGGGCAGATGGTTCTGGTGCAGAATTTGAAATCACTATTAATAGTATAAGCAATGTTAAGGTTAAAGTAATTAAAGGTGGTACAGGCTATGCTATCAATAGTTCGTTTACTATATTAGGTTCTAAGTTCACAGCTGGTTTTAATACTACAAATGATCTTACCTTTGATGTTGCTGCATTGGGTAACTGGTCTGTTGGTGATGATTTCTATGCTAAGGAGTTTGGTACTGGATTGTCCGGTGCTACTACAGCTTATGTTGCACCCTATAACAGTGGCGGTACCATTACAGGATTTAAACTAACAAATGTTGGTTTAGGATATATAAATAATCCAATCGTAAATATACGTAGTAATGCCATACACGAGAAACGAGTACCTGATGTCATACCAATTCGAATAGTATCAAACGGTAATGATGTTATAGAAAAAGACGCTATCACTGGCTTAGTTACTAAAACATCTATAGATAGATCTAATGATTACTTTGGTCGAAAAGATTACGATGTTAAAGCAGTATTAGGTACAAAGAAATTTAATGGTGAATATTATATTAGCCAATTTGCTTCACTTACTATAGAAAATGTCGGTACAAGTAGTATAAATAAAAATAACGTTAACACAACAATTCAAACAGTAAAAGATAGAAATTCATAGGATAAAATTATGGCCGCAATCATATCAAATAACTTTAGAGCTTTAAACGCTAAAGGTTTCATCGAAGATGTAAGATCGGAATTAAGTAATGTCTACATTGGTGTAGGTAAAGCTACAGCATGGCAGGATGCTGCTCCGTCATTATCAGACTTCACAGATTCAGCAGCTGCTACTCCAGCAGATACAATAGACGATTTAAACCAAGCTCGAGCTAATATGGTTGGTATTAAACTATTGAGAGATAATGATGTATCTCATGTTGCACCAAGACATGATTGGGCTGCTGGTGAAATCTATGATCCATGGGATTCGAATGATACCAATATCTATGAGAAGCCATTTTATGTGTTGACAAATGATTTTAAAGTTTATAAGTGTATAGATCGTGAAACACTTGTAAGTGTCACATCTGATGTTCCTACAAAGGTACAAGCTGCGCCGTTTACTACAGCTGATGGTTACACTTGGAAGTATATGTACACCATCATTGCTGCGGATTCAGAAAAGTTTTTAACACGATCTTATATGCCTGTTAAAACTCTAACAGTCAGTACTTCATCTTTAGCAGGTACTGTTACAACGGCATATGCTGCTGACGCAGATCGTGTAGTTGAAATGCTTCATGAAAATCCAAACATTATGGTTGGTCAAACAGTATCGACTTCGACATTAAACGTGGGTACATTTGCACCTACCACCGTGGTAAAAGCTGTATCTGGTAGGTTTGTAACTATGTCTTCTAACACTGCTGATTATACTACTGATGCCGGCACAACATTTACATTCGGCGATTTTGAAGATACCAATCCGCTATATGATCAACAACAAGCACAAAAAGATAGTATTGCTATCAAAGGTGGTATTGATCGTATCGAAGTTACGAATGTAGGTACGGGTATTAGTAACACAGCTGCACAAATTGCAGCACAAATCCATATCGTTGGTGATGGACTAAATGCTGCTGTTGTAGAAGCTGGTGTTACTAAGAGTGCTAATACAGTTACTCGTATTGTTCCTACTACTCCAGGTACTGGCTATAGCGTTGCTGATGTTTCAATTATTAATGATTCATTATCAGGTAGCGGATTAGCTGCTCGAGCAATTATTGGGCCACCTTCGGGCCATGGTGCAGATCCTGTTGCTGAACTCGGTGGTTTCTACATTGGATTGAATAGTCAAATCAGTGGTATTGATGATGTTGATATTGCAAACAACCAAGACTTTAGACAAATTACTGTATTAAAAAATCCTACAGTTCTTGGCGCGGTACAAACTGAAGCCGTGGCAGCTGCAACTTCAAGTAATAGAGGAACATTTAGAACAACTAAGTTTGTTACTTATAATAGCAGTTCTGACAGTGCGGTGGCTACGATGGCAACATTTGTCGCAAACGGTAATGATGTATTAATAAAAGGCGCTACAGCAATTAATGGTGTATTACCTCAAGCATATGTTGTTAATGTTGATACGACTGTTGGCGTACGAAGAATATACTATGTACAAGATAGTCTTACAGGATATCAAGCTTTTGATGCAACTGGCGATGTAACATATGCTCATTCGGGTGCACCTACTGGTGCTCAAACCGGTATTACGTTAACTGCATCTAATGGAACTACAACATTCGATAAAACATCAGGCGAAATATTATTCCTTGAAAATAGAGACCCTATTCAAAGAAGTAGTACACAAATAGAAGACATCAAATTAATCATTGAATTTTAAAAGAGAAAATAAAACATGTCGATTACCAATGTAAAAAATATATTTTCAACGTACACATTTGACGATTCTACAGAAGCAAAGAATTATCACAGAGTATTATTTAAACCTGGGGTATCTGTCCAGGCTCGTGAGTTGACTGAAATGCAATCTAATTTGCAACGTCAGATTGATTATCATGGGCAGTATTCTTTCGCTGATGGATCTAGAGTAGTAGGTGGTGAAGTTGCGCTTAATACTGACTATGATTATATCAAAGTCGAAAGCAGCTTCACTAATGCGTCAGGAGCAGCTGTTCCTGCTAGTGCGTTTATATCTAGTCTTGTAAATGCCGTGAATGGCACATTAACTAATGCGAATGGCGTTGTTGCTCAAGTCATACAAGTCATCAGTGAAGCTGGTGTTGACTTAGCGGCTGGCTCAAATAAAAGCGGAATATTGGAATCAGGTAATACTTCAGATGCTCTTACTATATACATTAAGTATGTTACTGGTAGTGGTACAGCGAATAGTAATACATTCGTTGCAGGCGAGCTTTTAACTTCGAGTACTAATGCTGCTGATATATTAATGGTCGGTGGTGGTTCTGATACGAATTTAAGTGATGGTGGAACTGTTACTGCTTCATCTGGTGCGGTTGCTACAAATCCTATAGGTAAAGGATCACAAGTCACGATCAATGAAGGTGTATATTTTATCTCTGGTAATTTTGTATATGTTGCTGCTGATAGTATCATTTTACAAAAGTATGATAATACTCCATCTAATATAATCGGATTGCAAGTTACTGAAAGTATTGCTACTGCCGCGACTGATACAAATTTGGTTGACAATGCTACTGGGTTTCCGAATGCTTCGGCTCCTGGTGCTGATCGATATAAAATTGCAACACAACTTATTAAAGCAGATCCTGCTAGTCCAACTGGTGTGTATAAAAATTATATTATTCTCTTGACTATTACTAATGGTGTGAAGCAAATTGAAGTTGCTCCTGCTGCTGAAGTTAATACTGAGCTTACAAAAAGATTAGCTCGACGAACAAGTGAAGAATCTGGTAACTATGCATTAAAACCATTTACATTAGACATTAAAGAATATCTTGATGATGGAACTAATGGTGGTTTTAAAACAGCTGCAGTAATCGCAGCTGAAGAAAGTCTAAGTACTGCTAATGATAATGCATTAGCTAAAGCCTTTGGCGAAAAGAAATATGTTGTTGGTGTAGAACCTAATGTTGCTTATGTTCAAGGATATAGAACTGAGAATATTTCAACTAATTTTATTACAGTTGATAAGCCAAGAGAAGTATCAACTGCTCCAAAGGATTATGTAGAAAAAAATCAAAGTACTAGTCGATTAGATATAGGTAACTATGTAAAAATCGATGTAAGTAGTGCTAGCACTTCAGTAGGATTTCCTGATATTGAAAACTTTAGCGAATTAGCTCTTATCGATACAGCAGGTGGTGCCACTAATCCAATCGCTTTAGTTGATACAGTTGCACTAGGTAGTGCTGCTGGTACTTTTCAAGGTACGTACTACGTAACAGATGGTGATGCACATACTACCGGTGCTAATGGTACTGGTGCTAGATTTAAAATCGTTATTGATAGCGCTGGTAAAGTTGTAGTTGAAGTGATCGATGGTGGTAATGGATATAACGTCAATAGTCTATTTACAGTACTGGGTACTAAATTTGGTGGTACAACG